ATTAGACACATCGAACTCCAGCACCTCGCCATTATCCGTGTAGACCGCGCCCCCGCTTATCTGTAGCAGCTTGTTTATCTGCGTAGCCGCGTTGACTGCGCTGACTTCCTCGCCGCCTGTCTCAATCAGCATCTGCTCCTTGAGCATCTTATAGTACTTAGTCTGCTGCGTCGTTAGCGGAGCGTCCCGTGACACGTGCGTCACTTCGGGTAAGTCAAGACAGTCTTTCTTCTCGAACCGGATAGCTGGCTGTAGCATGTTGTGTATATATTCGGAGGCGTGTGGCTTTGGCGCCCACTTGAATTGCGTTACTTTATGCATGATGGTCGCACGGAACTCACCAAAATACTTAGGGCAACCCTGCGGGTTAACCAGCTTAGCTAGCCCGTAAGCATCTATAGGAGACTGGGCAGCGGGTGTACCCGTCATCATCCAAAGCCGTGGGTCGGTAGCGTTAATAATCTGGCTGAATATCTTAAAGCGGTTAGTCTGCACGTTCTTATATGCATTGGCCTCGTCCACTACGATAAGGTCAAAGCCCCCTGCAATTATCTCGTCCTTGACGATAGCCAACCCATCAAAGTTAATGATAACGAACTCGGCACCTGCGGCAATAATCTTCTTGCGCTGCGGCGCTGCGCCGTGTGCTACGCTACATGAGCGATGCATAGCGAAGGTAAACAAATCTCGTTGCCAAGCAGACTTCATAATCGACAACGGGCACAGGACCAGTACGCGGTTAATCCTACCCTTCTTCATCAGGTAGTCAGCGGTCCATATGACGCTAGCTGTCTTACCCGTGCCCTGCTCGTTAAAGCAGAACGCACGTTTACGTATTGACAGGAATGAGGCTGTTTCTTTCTGGTGGTCGAACGGTGCGTACTTACCTGTCCACTTATAATCTCGGAGTATCGGGGACGGCACGCCGTCAAACCCAAGCTGAGTTAGCCGCGTAGCCTCGTGTAGCCCCCAATGGACAGCTACGGCTCCGCCTTCAACTATAGCGCTCTTCGTTATGTAATCCGGTATAGTATGTGCGTTTGGCGCTGTTATTAGCAGTGCTTTGTTATCGATTATCTGCACGGTTGCTCCTTCGTGGTTACTTCTTCGTGGTTACTTCTTGCGTTCCCGCTTGCTACGCTCCGACACGAGGTTACCCTTCTTATCACGGAGGAACGACCGATTAACGGCCTTACTTTCTACACGTAGTCCTGTCTTGTTACTGCCGCCCTTATCAAGCGCCCTAACGTGGGCAACGTCTTTCCCGTCCCCCTTATGTACTTTGCCAGCCTTCGTCATCTTCGCACGGGCTGCGTTGCGCGCAGCGCGGTTCTTCTTCTGCACTGCTGTGCCTTGGTACGTATCGTATTCAGAACGGTAATTCCTAACCATCAATATCTCCTAGGCTTCCAATGCTCGCAGCTCTTAACTGGACACCATCCACACAACGGGCTGGTCTTTGCGTTCCATACACCATTTACTATGCTGTCCTCAAGCTGTTCTAGCTGATTATCAAACACAGATAGGTACGTATCCAAGTGCTCACGGGTGTGAGTCTTCTTAGGGAACTCGTTAGACACTACATATGCGAGTCCAGACTTAACTTTCTGTATCTCTGGGTAGTGCACGAATATAGCGCCAGCCATCAGGTCTAGCTGCTTCATGTCCGCATACTTAGCGTTCTTACCTGTCTTGTAGTCCACCATATGAGCGGTCTTGCCGTTCGTTATTAGCAAATCGACAATCCCGCGCCACCATACGTCCTTATCAAAAAAGCCACACGGCTCGTAGCCAGTGTCCGTCTTACGCACACCAAGTTTTAGCTCTGTGTGCTTATCGCCTGTAACCTTGGCTAGGACTTCCACCACGGGCCGCATGATGCTGAACTTCTCTGGTATAGGAGTGCCGCTCTTTATATAGTTCTCTGCTGCCTCATGCGCATCGGTGCCATAGATAGCTGCCTCGCCGGGGTTGTCCTTTACGTCCTTAATCACCTTGAGGTGAAAGTACTTCTTCGGGCACTGGTCGAAGGTCTTGATGCTACTATAGGACCATGCTGGCATTATATAACCCCCGTTAATTCTCTGACCGCTTTGCGGACGTCCCTTATTCTGTTCATAAGGGCTCTGCGGTCACTAGCAGATGCGGACATAACGACAAGGCGTTCCTGACCACCCTTCCGCAGCCGCACTTTTATGTGCTTTTTGTAGGGGGTGAAGTCAAACTCCACCCCCGCACTTGCTGTATCACGTTCTACAGCCTCAGCCATATCACGATAGCGCCGGTCAGTCACCGTGGTTTTCCATTGAGCCGGTTAACTATAAGCTGTGCATACCCTGCGATATCCACCCAGCTATCTACGTAGTTAGGGTTACCGTTCACTATGCGGGCAATCTTACTGCATATCATGTCTAGTGCTTCCTGCTGGTCGGAGGCTAAAGAAGTGGTGGCTCCCCCTGAACCGTCGCGGATAATCGCTTTCAATCCTTGAGTAATGCCAGCGGCCCCCACAAAAGTACCATAGGTAGCTGCACGTTTGTCAAGTATTTCATTAACCCTATCCTCTGAAGTAGCAGGACCCCCTACTTCTACCGCCTTATGTTCCAGTTGTTTTCTTAGTGTGCTGATGTAGCCAGCGCTTACAGCCATCCGATTCATAATCTCCTTGGGGGTTATACCCTTTTTCAACAGTTTTGTAACTTCTATTGCTTTCGTATTACTCATTGTCTGCTCCTTCAGTTGTAATTACTTCTTGTTACCTACAAACCGACCACGCTCATCGCGGTCAGTAAGTTCTTTGAGTTTGGTGTTTAGTATCTCGTTCTCACGCTTGATGTTACAGGCATCTGTGAAGGTGCTTAATAATGCCACCAGATAGCCAAGCACGAACAACCCGAAGAAAATAAAAATCAATAACCAATCCATATCCTTACTCCTCCATCACTCGTTAGAAAGTTTACTCGCCATCGGGCTTAGCCGCACGTTTTGGTATTGTTGCATGATGCTACTTTTGGTAGCCCCTGTACCCGGAGCTAGATTACCAATACCCGCTGTAGGGTAGGGTATAGCAGCGCGTATCGCTGTTTCCTCTGCTACTAAATCGGCTTCTACCTTAGCACGGTGGTCATCGCCGTTAAGTAGTTCGTCCATCGCGTCCCTATGTGCTTGGTCCATACGCACAGCGTTCACAGCTTCGCTTACGAGCCGCTTACCTTCTTCACAGGCATACTCATCTATGTCCTGTAGTACCCTACACCACCGTTTGGAAAGATTAGTTCTCCCCCGCTCAACCTCAAACTCCTCGGGGTGGCTCTTAATCCTAGCTAGCATCAACATTACTAGGGGGTGATATTCTTTAGCCATTTAGTTGCTCCTTCATCGCGGCTTTTAAGCCGTTAGATATACTAGGGTCCTTTAGTTTCCGTAGTGCGCCAGCTTCAATCTGGCCAATCCGCGAAACAGAAACCCCAAAATCTTTAGCTATGTCCTCTACCATATCCCCCCCAAAAAACCTACGTTGTATAACTTCTTGTTGTCTGGGATTTAGTAACTGTAAGGTTTTATGTAACTTTTCTGACGTAAGTACTTTCTGAACCATCTGTTCGGTACTCTGACCGGAAGCAAGCTGCGCGACAGCATCCTCACTCATACTAACTTCTCTTGAGTTATGCATTAGCGCCATCCCTCGCTGCTTTTCAGTCCATAACTCTTCTGGTTCCAGACGTAGAGCCGCCGATAGGGCGAAGGCGCAATCAAGCCATCTCCCAGTAATTTGGTTTACAGGGCGTTTTTTCAAGCCAATTAAAGTACCTACTAAGCCCGGAGACATACCCGATAACTTTGCCAGTTCTGTTTGACTTTTGATACCCAACTGCCTCATGCGGCGTAGTATTAGGTTATTACGCACGGTTACTTTAACTGCATATTCATGTACCATAACTTGCTCCCATCTTGCTCTCACAGTTTAGTGGTAGTGTGGTTGCCCACTTGGGCCGTATGCGCATGCATGCTTCTACAAACGCAAGGGCTTCGTCGGCTTCTTCTATAGGGGCAATAACCCCCACGGCATCGTGAACGGTAAGCACTACACGTAACTTGCGTGACACCATTAACATCTGCTCACCTATGATAATACGGGCAAGTGCCTGACAGACATTCTCTATGAGCTTGCCTCCGTATATGTACGTAGGTAGCGTAGTTCTACCTCTCTTAACATCGTAGACATACTGGTCCCGTCCCGTCTTCTTGTCCTGCTCCTTACGTAGGTTATCGTACCTCAAGTACATGCCATTGGGTAACCTGATACCAAACATATCAACTAACAGTGCTTCGTGGTTACCCAGCGGTGCAGTCTTAGTATCCATAAGCGCCTCTAAAGCCTTGTCCCCTTGCTCCCATAGGAGTGGTATGTGGCTAAACTGGTTCCGGTACGTGTACACGATGCTATTACATTCTTTTTGTAGCAGGGTTACGCCCATAGTCTTTAGCTGTAGCTGAAACTTAGTCCCGCCCATACCGTAGCCACAGCCTAGAATAGTTGTTTTTCCGACGAAGCGCTGGTCATCCGTAACACCCTCAATCGGCACGTCGTATATAGACGACGCCATAATCTTATAGACGTCCTCACCCTTAGCAAAGGCATCTACCAAGTCGTTCTGCCCAGCTAGCCACGCCAAAGTACGCGCTTCAATCTGGCTGCTATCGCAGTCGATAAACACATAGCCTTCTGGTGCTTTCATAGACTTCTTGAGTGGTGACTTGCGAGGTAGGTTCTGGAGGTTCACCTTGTCGT